GCGGCGGTCATTCTCGCCAAAGGAGGAGGCGGCATTGGACAGGGCAGACCGCAGGGTCTCGATTTTCTGTTTCTGCGCTTCAATTTCCCGGCTCAACACCTGATTGCGGGCAGTGAGCGCTTCCACGGAACTGTCGTTTTTATCAAACTGCGACTGTACAACCTTCATTTCAGAACCGAGGACTTTGAAGGACTGGTTGATCTCGGAAATGGCTTTTTTAAATTCTTTTTCGCCCTCCAGACCGATTTTCAATCCAAAATCATCTGCCACTTATACCACCTCCTCCATCAGATTCCTTCCGGGATAATATCATCAATGAACAGTTCCCGCTTGGGCTTTGCCAGCCCGTTATACTGCTTGTGGCATTCCCACAGGTCCAGGAGTAAACCAAACGGCATCAGCCACACCTCATCCTGGCTCAGATGGAGGTGGGCGATGCCGTAATAGAAAAGCCGGGTAAATAACTCTTCATCACTTACCCGACCTGTGCGTTTTTTGGGTCTGCCTCGCTTTCAATATTGCGCTTGGTACCTTTATACAGAGCTTCGGTAATGGCGCTTTTGTATGCCGCAAGATCCAGGGGAGAAGTGAGCAGTTCCACCATCTCCTCGGTGAGCAGTTCCCTGGGGTCGTCTTTGTGTTTCAGGTTGTGTACCAGGATGGACTGGTTCGCCAAAAGCGTGATGAGCCACACGATTTCCCCAATCGCCATTTCAAAGTTCTCGGATTTCATCAGCTTGTCGCCCAGGTTCTCCAGACCGCCGTATCTCCCGGCGATCTCCTTAGTGGCTCTGGTAGTCAAAAGCAGCGTGTATTCCTCATCGCCTACGAGGATTTTTGCAGAACGTTCCTGTGTCATGGTTCATTCCCTCCTTAGTCTGAAAGTGCGGCCGCAGCCGGATAGGACGGCTCGTACACTTCCTCATACCAGTTCGTGATGATGTCGGAAGTTACAGAGGTGTCGCCCTCCGTGACCTCCGCTTTCCAGGGGTGCCTGCCTTTCCCGTCCGCTTTGTTGCGGCGCAGGATCGTACCCTCAATGGTAGGCGTGGAGAACTCGATGCTCTCGCCCTTGGTGGTAAGATTGGTCGCCGGGATGCCGAACTTGACCCGGTAGAGCCAGTAATATTTGTATTTGCCATTGGACTTCTTTGCGCGGAACCCAACGGCGACAGGCGCGCCGCCGTCTTCGCTGGCGGACACCACCACGCCCTTTTCGTCAATGACTGCGCCCGTAAGGTCGGACGCAACAGACGCACCGATATCGTCCACGCCAAGGGTCAGGGTGCCGCTCTGGAACTCTTTCACGATTTCCGCAGCCCCGTCATCCGCATAGAGCGTAGCCTCCGCCAGTTCCACAGAAAGTTCCGCACTCATGGCCTTTGCCAGCTGCACCGGGGTATCGTAGGTTTCCTCCCCGGTGCCGGGTGCTTCTGTAATTTTGGCGTAATACAGTTTATCAAGACCGATTGTAGCCATAGATCATTCCTCCATTTCATAATGCCTGGCTACGTCCACAGCATAGTGGTGGTAGCCTGTTTCCGTTTCATAACCGATGTATCTTCGGTCGGTTATGGTAAAATCTTCTGCCAGCAGCGTTTTCACAAGACGGTTTTTATCCTTCATGTAGTTGCCCTGGGCGTATAATGAGATCCGCACCTCCTGCACATCAATGCCGGGGGCGTTGTCCGCATGAAGCGCAAAGGTATCGACAAGCGGAACGACCACAAGATACCGCTCCGGGGCTTTGTCTTTGAAAACGCCCGTTTCCAGCGGGATGCCCAGAGGGGCCAGGGCTGATTGGATATCGGAAAGCACATTCACAGTTTTCTAACCTCCTCATCGAATTTCTCCTGCATCGCCGCAATACAGGCAGAACGGGACGCAGATTTGGCAGGCTTCAAAAAAGGCTTTGCGGGCTGCCCATGTTTCCCGTACTCCAGGATGTTGGCGATCATGGCGTTGCTTTTGCCATCGGAACGGGGTTCCGCAAAACCGATTTTGATATTGTGGTTGCCCTGCCTGTCCATCTTTACGGGCGTAACGCCCAGTGATGATTCCAGTTCCCCGGTGGACTGCGATGGATGTTTTGTCCCGCTGCCCACAACAGAGGACAGGTTGCTGCTGACTTTCTGATAGACAACTTCTGCGCCCGCCTCCAGCACTTTTTCCGCAACCGCATCGGTATTGGACTGTAGCCTGGAAAACTTCAAAAGGAAGTCCTCCGGCATTTTTACATCAACTTTTGCCATTGGTCGCCTCACTCCTTTTCGCTAAAACTTCCACATACATCCCGCGCCCTTTTACATCTTCAACCGATACAATGTCATAGCGATCCCTGCCGCAGACAATGACATGGTCTGTGGTGACCGTGAGGTCTGGAATACACCGAAAACGGAATAGGTCGGTCGCCTCAGAGAATGCGGCAAGGTTTGCCCACCTCTGGGAGCCGTGCCGCCCCTCCCGGTATATGCGGACAGAGGCGAGGACTTCATCTACTGTGGAAGAGAAGCCCTCGCTGTCCTTCACATGGCGGACTTCAATAATATCCGCAAATCCATTCATCATCCCATAACTCATGCTCACACCTTCCAATCCCGGTCAAGGCGCAGGAGGTTGTTCACCGTTTCCCACACCTGTTTTCCCGCCTGGACGCTGTCGGCGAAAAAACCGCCTGTGGAGCCATCCCTGGACTCATAGAAATGCGATGCCAGCATAATCACCGCCTGTTCGGTAGTAGCTGGCATCGCATTTTCTGTGTAGTAGCCCTCCGGGATATGCTGGTAGCTCTCTGCATAGGAAACGGCAGCAGCGATGTAGCCCTTCAGAAGCTCATCATCCACCGAATGCTCCAGAATGAGATTGGCTTTGACCTTAGAAAGAAGTGCTTCCATCACCACTGCCTCCCTTCATTAACCAGCAGATTTCTGCGCCAGCACCTTGATGGCTTCCGGCAGGATCAGCTTGCCGTCCACACGCTGGGAAGCAAGGAAGCCAACCTGTCCGGTAGCGGCATACAGTTCGTTGAGGCGCTTGAAGGAACGACCCTGGCGGTCAGCGATCCAGTAATAGCTGAAATCACCGAAGGCGATGGTCTTGGCGTCTGCTGCAATGGCAGGCATATACGCAGAGGTGCGTACCGGCTTACCGAGCAGCAGGTCAGGCGCACCTGCGGTCAGGGAAGGCTGCCAGAGGTACTGACCCTGGTTGTCCTTCAGCTTGCGGATAGCCTTGATAGTGGAATCGTTCAGCACCCACACGGCATTTCTTCGGTAAGGGGCCTTCAGAGAGTAGAACAGGTCGATCAGTTCATCGGCAGTGATCGCCGTAGCGGACGCAGCAGTCACACCGACTTCTGCACCTCCGGTCTCTGCCAGCACACCCAGGGGTTTGCCAGTACCGTCTCCAGTGAAGAAGGACTCCTCCTCCTTGGCACCGATACGACGGGCAAACTCACGGGAGATGTAGCTCTCCAGGTCAAAAACGCTGTCGTTGAGCAGTTCCTCGGAAACCTTGATCATGGTGCCCAGCTTGTAAGCACCGATAGACACCTGACCGAAGGAATCATCGCTCTCCAGATAAGCCCCTTCCTCATCAATCCAGGAAGCAGTGCCCTTGGTAGCCACCACAGGGATCTTCCGGTCGCCGCTGGAGGTCTGAATGATTTTTGCCAGCTGACGGAAGATGTTCTCTTCCTCCAGAGCTTCTACCAGAGTACGCTCATACTCGTCAGGAACCAGATACCCGCCCTCGGAATCGGTGCCGATCTGAAGGGCGTTCATCACGGTGGGCATCGGAGTCTTGGAACGCATCATGTTCCAGAAATTCTGGCGGTACTCATCCGTGGCACGGCCAGACTTATTGTCTGCCTTACCGTTCATGGGCTTGCCAGTAAGTGGCGTATTCACCGGACGGCTCAGTTCCGCATCCAGTGCCTCCTGACGTTCCAGGCGGGCAATCTCCTTGCCCAGGTCGGTAATCTCCTGCTCCATCCGGGAGTAGGTGGCATCATCCTCAGCAGTCAGAGTGCCTTTATCGGTACGATGCGAATCCAGAAATGCCTTGGTGGCCTCCCACGCCTTGGCGCGCTTCTCGCGCAGTTCAAGAATAGTCATAGTCGTTATCCTCCTTAAAATTTCATCAAATTAAGCCGCTCGTAGAGACTATCCACGGAACGGCCCTGGGGTTCGGTCTTGGGTTTCGTTTTACATTTCGCTGCAATCTTATCCATGAGGGAATTGACCACAGCGGCTTTGGAATACAGCATGGACACCGCAGGCGGCTCCATATCTTCCGGCACTTCGGAGCGTTTCATGACTTCATCTGCAAAGCCAAGCTCCACCGCCTTGCCAGCGTCCATCCAGGTCTCCGCATCCATAAGGTGAGAGAGCTTGGTACGGGACAGGCCTGTCTTAATCTCATAGGCGTTGATGATAGAATCCTTGACGCTTGAGAGCATCTCGATGGCCTTCTGCATTTCAGCGGTATCACCCATTGCCACCGTCATAGGATTGTGGATCATCATCATGGAGACAGGGCTGACCAGCACCTTTGTGCCTGCCATAGCGATCACGCTTGCCGCAGATGCCGCAATACCATCGATTTTGACCGTGACATTCCCCTTGTAGTCCATCAGCATATTGTAGA